AGATTCGTTCTTACCTGTTTTCTTTGTGCCATCTAATTCACGTTCTTTTTTGTCAAGTTCATTGTCCGGGTCTGCACCTGGAGGTCCTAACTCAACGTCAGCATAAAAACCACTGACTTGTTGTTTTCTTAAATCGTTTTCTGATATTTTAATTTTATGAATAATCGCCTCCGCATCGTCTAATGAGGTAGCCGTGTACGGAACGATTAATTCATCTGCTGGAACAAACTTTGATACAGCTCGTCCCATATTTACATCATAGTAAACTTTTTTAAATGTTGAACCTGCAAGTGGTAAATGAAATAACATCGAATCAAACTCTGCTTCGTATTCTTTCATCTGATCCATAATTAAATAATTCATAAAATCTTTAACACGATCTGCTTGTTGTTCTGTTGCAGGAGTTTTCGTGCCAATGATTTGTGTTCTTACAGGACCATCTGCTGGTAATAATTCTTTGTAAGCTTGTGCTTGGAATTGTGTAACTGCTTCCGCCATCACAGGATGTGTTGCACCTGAAGCTCCTTGAAAAGGTTCTGTTCTGTTTTCGTATTTAAACCCTAAAAGATCTAAACCATTTGTGTAAGATTGCTCCCACTCTTTTCTTGATGCTTTGTAGTCCATGTAATTTTGAACCATATCGTTTCCGATCGGTTCTAAAACATCATCAGGTAAAAGATCTGCTAAGTTATCAAAGTGTGATTCAGTTCCAGGTACGTTAATTGATCCTGGTTCAAAGTCTAATGTTACACCACCGTCTTCTTCTGGTATAACTTCTATTGGTCCCTTTTCGGGTTCTTGTTCCTGAACATTTACTTCTTCTGCTATCTCTTCTTCTGAAGGGATATCAAGTTTAGTTCTAGTGTTCGGGAGTCCTTTATCTATATCTGCCATTTAATACTCCTAATAGTTTCTAACACGTTTTAACAGACCTGGCAACCCTTGTGAGTTCGGTCCTTTTTCTGGTGGTGCACCTGATGGATCACCTGCTTGTTTAGCAATCCCACCACCTGCAGCTTGAAAAGGATCAAATGCTTGTGCTTCTCCTTGTCTTCTTAACTCTGCTCTTTGTTCTGGTGTCATGGATCTTAGTTCGTCTATTCTTTTTTTAGTAAACTTACCTGCTTGATACAAACCTTCTGCACCTAACGATGCAATACCAATAGGTGATGCTATTCTTGCGGCCCTTGCTGCCATGGCAGGTGTTAAACCTAAGTTAGAAATTCTCTGTCCGACTGATCCTAACTTTGCAGCTTGCTTTACAAGAGCTGGTGCGAACGCTGCTTCTGCCGCGATACTTGCTCTATCGATTGCGGACGTTGGATCTACACCAAGTCCTAAATTTAATGCTACAGCCCCTGCCGGTGTTGGAATTTGTTTGAAAGCTTCTTTTAAAATACCTGGACTAAAGAAAGGGTTTGCATAAATTCTACCTGCTCCTAAATCAGCAGACTCTTTAACTGTGCTTAATATTTTTGGATCCTTTAAATCTTTTCTTATTTGTGGAATAGGTTTTAAATCTGCAGGTATTTTAAAAGAGTATCCTTGATTAGAGTGCACTGCATCAAAAGCTTTTTTATAATCATCACTTAAATTTTTATAATTAGCAATTGTTTTGTTTGGTCTATCTAAACTAACTTCAGGTATAACTATTTTTTTAGTTCCTTTTATTCTATCTTTGTTAAAAAGTTTTTCTGCTGCTTTTGCCTCTTTGTTAAATTTTTTAACAGCACCGTCAATTAATTTTTTATTTTTTGATTGAATAGCTTCTTGTAGTTCTAATTCTAATTGTGATTTTCTAGCATCCCAACCCACTTTCATTTTATTTTTAGTTTTGTCTATTATTTGACCATAGATTCCATATGGTGTACTTGCTCTATTAACAGAACTAGCTACACCTAAAGGTTCATCAATGTCATAAGCTTTTGCTATGTTTGTTTTTATATAATTTGGATCTTGAACAATTTTACTTTTCGTGCCTTTAATACTTGGTTCTCCAACAGATTTACCAATTAAAGCTTCGTACATATTTCTAATGTAACCAGTATAAGGTGAAGAGTTTAAAATTTTTGAGGCATTAGTTTTATATTTAGGTTTAATGTTTAAACCTCTGTCATCTTCAGCACCTGTTTCAGCGTAAATGCTTGCAAGTTGCAATAATCTATCTGCAGCAACAGAATTACTTACATCTCCAATAACTTTTTTTACTTTTTTAATATCTTTGATACTTGTCTTACCTGTTTTAAATATATTATTAATATCTTTATCTTTTGATAATTCTAAAAGTTGTTTATTGACACCTTGAGATTCTTGTTGGGCTATTCTAGCTGCTGTTGTTGCATCTAAAATATTTACTTCTCCTGCTTCCACTGCATTTTTAATTGTATAAAAATCAAAGTTTCCTAACCTTCTCAATTCTTGTGAAGATGGTAATCTTCCTTTGTCTTTTTCAAAACCTTGTATGAATATTTGTAATCTTTTTAATGCTTCTCCTGCCTGTCCTCTTCCTTGTTTTGTAACCGGTCGAGTGGCTAATTCTTTTTCAGTAATTTTAACGGGTGTTAAACCTTTTTTTGATGAGTCAATAAAAGAATCAATAGTCGTTGTCTTATCAACACCAGGAAACAATTCTTCGTTTATTTTAGTAATGCTTTTTCCTTTTAAATAACTATCTTTTATTTGTTGTCCAAACTCCTCTACAGACCCGCCAGGATAAAAACCTATTCGTCCACCATCAGCAGCGTTAAATGGTCTCTCTAAATTTTTCCTTTGTAAGTATTCTTCGTATGTTTCTTGTGATGGGTCAAAGTCTTTTAGTAATTCATCTTTCAAAGAACCTGGCTCAAGATCGTCTACCAGATCTGTCATAAACTGTCTGGTTCTATTTCTACCGGTTCGTAAATATTCGTTTAACTCTTTAGTTTCTTTAGGACCGAACTTCATTATTCTCCTAACATGTAGGCGAGTCCACCTCCAGCTTTTTTAATTGATGGTGCTTGATCTGTTGCCTCTTTAATAATATCTGAAACATCAGCAATACCTGTATCGACATCTTTCAACTTACCATCTTCATCTGGTCTAATTGTAAACTCTTCATATTCATCTGCCACACGACCTTCTTCTGTCATGCCACCTTTTTTGTAAACCATAGATTCTTCTTTGTAACCAAACTCACCTCGGTCATCTATTTTTGTGACAACAGTTTCATCCGGTGTGCCATAAGCGTTTTCTCTTAACTCATAGTTTTTATACCTGTAAGTTCTTTCCATTCTAGGATCAGCAACAGCATCATCAACCATGTTTCCAAGTCTTTTAATCTTATCAACTAATGCGAAGAAATAATCTGGAGCTTGTTTAACAGTTTCTTTAACTGTCTCGATAGTCTCTGGTGATTTTTTACTAAGACCTAGTAATCCTGTTTTTAATGCAGCGATACCTCCACCAACACTTGCAGCTGTTTTTAAAAATGCTCTACGTGCTTTATCAATTGAACCTATCTTGTAACCGATACGGCCACCCATTGCTTTGTCATCTCTCATTTTATTTTTTAGTGATTCTATTTTATCTACTAATTCTTTTGCTTTTTCTCTAAATCCTTTAGACTCAGGATTTAAATTACCTAATTTAGTTTCTGTTCTTATAATTTCTTTTTTAATATCTGACATGTTTGTTGTGTCGTAGTCATCAAGATCGTATACATCTGGTCTGTTTTTAGTTTTTACTTCTTTAACATTTTTACCCATCTGACTTTGCATCCTTGCAAAAATGTTATCAAACATTCCTTTCTGACCAACTTGCTGACCACCCATGATACCTTTTGATGTATCAATTGGTCTGCCTCCCATGTCGACAACTTTATTCATGTCCTTGAATCTCTGCATCGCCTCTTGTTTGATTTTGATAAGATCAAGTCCTTTGGGTTCTGTCCCTCTGATTTTTTGATAACCTTTAACCAGTTGGTTAAATATCTGTGCAAGTGTCATTCCAAATTTTACTGCCATTAGTAATAATTCCTTTTAACGTTATTCTGTGGTTCATCC